GTCTCGGTTACGTTCTGATCAACCGGTTCCAGTTCCGTTTCTGTTGACATGTTTTCTCGCTAATTGAGTTTTGTTCTTTGCCGCGGTGTTAAATTAGCATGCGGCGGCTGCAATGTTTGTCCGGGAATTTTTATTTTTCCAGACGTCAGTTCTACGTAACAGTCGTTGCACTTAAATTTGCCGTCGAGCGTTTTGCCGTTTTCTACGACAATTTCTTCGCACGACGAGCAGACTGGTTTGTTCTGTGCCATATTCGTTTCCTTGCGCCGATCCGCCGCACGTTTCACTGCGTTTCACTACGTAGTGAAAATCGCGGTTTGAGTGAAAATCAGCCGTCAAGCCCGTACTTGCGCATCTTTTCATCCCAGCCAACGTACTCGCCTTCACGGCGTTCTTTTCGGCCGAGTTTGGCAACGCCGTCTTCTATGGCTTCTGGTGTCGCTGGCAACCTGATATCAATGACCTGATCGTCAGGGATAACCTCAATGAAATCTTGAAACGGCTCAAACTGGTCTTTTTTGATGCGGACCATAGTGACGGTTCCCAGCCCATTGGGGTAAAGAATCAGCGCTTCGCCGGTTTCTTGGAGCAATTTTTCAATGTGTGTCATTTTGTTTTTTTGTTTACCGTTTTTCACTGCGTAGTGAATCTGGTGCCTTTAGTTTGCCGACGGGTTATTGACGATCTTTCGCGGCTTGCTCGCCGTCGCTACCGGACGGGCGCGCCCTACACGGGCATACAGTCCGGCGTTGTCAGCCGACAAACAACGGCCTTCGGCCCAGCCGCGCAGGTGCTCGATTTGCTCGGCGCTGGTGACAGCGACAGGCACGACGTTCTGGGCGGCTTCGATAAGCGGCACATCCAAGAGCGCCGCCAGACGGCAGCACGACTTGACCTCGGCGCCGGTCCAGTTGGTGTCGTCGGGCTTGGCTTGAGCCTTGTCGATACCGAACTGTTCCAGATAGATATTCCAGATTTGCTGCCGCTGCTCATTGCCGGGCAGGTCAACGAAGAACACGCCGTCGAAACGCTCGGCACGCGCAAACGGCGCCGGCAACTGGCTGGCGTCGTTACAGGTGCCGATGAAGAACACGTCGCTGGTGTGGTCGTTGAGCCACGTCAGCAGCGTGCCGAACAGGCGGGCAGAAACGCCGCTGTCGGTCTGACCGGAGTTACCCACGCCAGCAAGACCCTTCTCGATCTCGTCAACGAACAGGACGCACGGAGCCATCGCGTCGACCTGTTTGAGGGCGCGGCGCATGTTGCCCTCGGACTCGCCCACGAACTTGCCCATCAGGCTGCCAAAGTCGAGCATAACGGTCGGGCGGCCCACCTCGTTGCCCAGTGCCTTGGCGAACTGGGACTTGCCACAGCCCGGCGGCGACAGCAGCAACACACCCTTGGGCCGCTTATCGACGTGCTTCTCGCCCTGCTTACGCATCGCGCGCAGACAGAACTGCTTGAGGTTTTCAAGACCGCCAAGGTTCTGGAAGTTTGCGTCGCCGCGATACAGCGACATCGTGCCGCTTTTTTCCAGCGTTTGCGCTTTGATACTCCAGATAGTATCCGGCTCCAGCGTCTTGTTACGGACGAGAGACAACGCGTAAGCATTCTCGGCCTCCTGCCGAGTTAGACCGCGCGACGCTTCGACGACGCTGGTAACCTGCTCGTCGGTCGGCTTCTCGAACGTCGAGTCGCCTGCGAACAGATCATTGCAGATCGTGCGCAACTGCGTCTCGTCGGGCAGTTCGTGATGCACAACCGTAAACAACTTCTCGACCTCGGGCTGCAGCGCCACGGTCGGCGCGACGATCACGATATACTGACCGCTGCCCTTGCCCTGCACGACGCGGTTTGCCAGCGCCTGCAGGACTTCGGGGTTGGGGAGAAAGCGGTGAAAGTTCTTGAGAATAAGAATCTGCGTCTCGGTCGTCTTGGGTTCGTCGAGGATGCGCACGGCCTGCAGCGGGCCGGGAGCAGGCTTAAAGCCAGAATACAGTTGCCGGTCGATGTCCCAGACGTCGCAACCCCATTTGCGCTCTTCGGCTAACTTCTTAATAGCAACGACAGCGTCGTCGCACTCGACAGACTCGACCCAGATACCGGAGAAGCCGGCGCAGACGAGTTCCTTAATTTCATTTTCAAGCGACATGTATCACCCTTTCTGTTGGTAACGGCAATGCGTATAGCGTAATCAGTTCTGCGCTTCAATTTGCTGCTCATTCGACGCAGCGTAATACTCGCCAGTCAGATTCTCGCTGACGGTGCCGCCAAGGGCGCGTTCAAGTTCTCGGGTCGCATCCTGACACGAACTGCCAGTGAAGCCGGTGGTCTCAATCTTGGTTTCGCCCTTCGGGGAAACAATAACCTGAATGGTCTTAGCCATGTGTATCAGCCCTCCACAGTGATGTTGAGTTTGATCGAACCGTCAGACAGAGTCTCTTCGTATACCGAATAACCGCCCTTCTGGGCCTCATAGATTGCCTTCTCAACGGCATACGCCTGCAGAAACTTGTCGAGTTCTTCTTGCTTTCCCCACGAGCCGTTGTAATTGTCGTAATGGGCGGCGCCGGTTTCGGTATTAAATACAGCCACGTAACTCCAGCCGGGGAGCCGCACAGCCAAGCCGTCAGCGCTCTGGCCCGCGAACAATACATGATGGCCGGCTTTCGGCTCTTCCAGCCCCAGTCGGCGGCAGGCGGCTGCGACGGCATTGGCGTCTTTGACTTCAGTCTTGATTTGTACGATGTGCGACATTTTTTATGTCCTTGTTTGTTTATGTAAATCGATATTTCGTCTGCTATACGACAACGACTACTTCAGATTTTGTTTCTACCCAAACGCGGGCGCCACAAGACAATGGTTTGTCGTGGGAATAAATAACTTGTGATTGTCCGGAAATGTTTGCAACGCGGACGCAATATGATTTGTTTCGCCACTGCACCGTAACAACGCTATTCTTGGTGCCGTTCTTTTTATTTGCGCGGAGGATATGCTGATTGACATGCACGCGCTTAATAGTTCCGGCTGGCATTACCAGCGTGCTGCCCGGAACAAGATTGTGTACAAGCGTACACGCGCCCATAAAGACTCCTCGGGCTGCGCGGACCAACGGGTGCCGCGATAAAGATATCTAGCCCGCCGCCGCCCTTGGGTTTGCTGGCCGGTTTATCGGTCCGGGGCATGCCAAGGGCGGCTAAGCGGGTAGATTATGATCAATTACCGAACGTCTGCGACAGCGACGCGGCGGCAGTCAGGATGCGCTCGGCGTTCTTGAAAGAACCGCCGCACGCGTCAACGAACGCTTCAGCAGCCTGCAGTTGCGTCATCGGCACGCGGAACCCGGTCGACGGCACCTTGGCCGCCTTGGGGGCGCTGCGGACCTCAGCCGCCGGGGCGGCCTGCGGGTGACGCTTCAGGACGAGACGCTGCTTGGGGGCCTCGGCAACGTCTTTCTTCGCCGCCTTCATGGCGACGCGCGGCTTCTCGTTCTGCTCTGCTGGCGCAGAGGCAGAAGCGGGCTTGCGGCCACGCTTGCTTCCAGCCACGCCGGCTTTCTTCAGCAACTGGCTGACCTGCGCCGGGCTGACACTGATGCTGCGCTTTTCGAGCGCCGCAACGATGTCAACACCGCGAAGCGAGGCGCCAGACGCCTTGCGCTTCTCGATTTCGTTACGGATGTGATCGGAAAGACTAACCTTCTTCTTATCAGCCATGCTACGAGTCCTACTTTCTGTGGTTGTTACGGCTTCTTCCGTTTCTTCGGTTTCGCCGTCTTCTTCCTCTTCCTCTTCATCGTCGTCGCCCACGTTGGACGCGACCAATTCTTCGTCTTCTTCCTCGGCGGTAACTTCGTCACCGTCTTCGGGAGCATACGTCAAGCCGTCGTCTTCTACTTCGTCTTCGTCGTCTTCGACGTCAGCGTCAGTTTCAGCGACTGCTTCCGAATCTTCTTCTGTTTCCGCGACTACGTCCGCGTCATCCTCGATTTCTTCTTCGTAGGAATCCGCGTCAGCGAGTTCTGCGTCAACATCAACGTCGTCTTCTTCCATGTTTTCGTCTTCGGTTCGCATCCCTGTAACCTTTTCGACTGGCTTGTTAGTTGGCCGCGGAAGCGGTTTTGCCCACAAGTTCGCGGGGCTGATGAGTTTCCCAGCCTCGTGATTTTTTGCCATAAGTCCTCCCAGTGCGGCAACGCCGGCTAAACCTGTTTGAGCCTTCAAGCGGTGCCGTCAAATTCACGATATAACGGCGCACACAAAAATCAAGTCCCCGAAAAAGTTTTTTTCGTGGGGCTTGTTATTTTGCAGTAAAAACGGCTTATGCGTCTTTTTTTGCGAATATCTTTTGGCGCAATTCTTCAAACCGCGTTGTGTCTCCACATGCCGGGCCGCAAGGCTCGACGCTGCACGGCGGAGCAGTTGTTGCAGTTTTTGCAACTGGTGGCGCTGCGCAGTCTGGCCCGCGGAGCCACTGCTGATTTAACTCGGGCCACATCTCCATTGAGTGGATAGCGCCAAGCAAATTCCAGGCCGCGTGGGCCAAATGATCCTCCTCGCGGTTGCCGCCAAGAAAATTGTATACGTGAGCGATGGCGTGGTTCAGTAGGTCTGTAACGGGCATTCCGTTTTCCCAATTACAGTAACCGAATTTCTGCATACCCTCGGCGTACGTCTTGGCCACGGCTCTCAAGCCGATTGGCGTAATTAAATCATATCTCGTCTGTTCACAGTCGGCGCTTCGTACGGCGCCGGTATTGTATTCGCGCCGTTCTTCACTCATTTCCATTCTCTGCCGAAAAAGAGAAGTAAAATCTTGGCGAATCGACAAACATCACTGTGCCACGTTGTCCGTTGTCTTTTTGGATAACGTGGACATAGGGCGGCTCAAAGTGCGACACCTCAAATGTTTCGAGGAGTTCGTCGTTAGTCCACACGGGGGTGTTAATTCGCTCCAGTATGGCGCGAACTTCCCCGCTTTCTAGATGGCCGTATTGCGCTTTGAGAATCGCCGCCACGTCCTTGTCGTTAGCAAGAACGGGTATTGTTGTGCTGATATCATTATCGTTTTTTGTCATGAGCGCATTTTGGCCGACAATGTCCCTAATTGCTTTCCTTCAACTTTTCTTCGTTTTCTTTGATCTTTTCGGCGAGTTCCTTGGCGTAGTTGTCGAACATCTGGAACTGGTTAATCATTTCTCGGTTCAGATTCTGACTAAACGACGCCATTGATTTGAGTAACTGCAGCACGGCCGCCATGGGTGCTTCGTTGGGGTTTCGAAAACGCAGAAGCGCTGGTGGCACGTTTTCCGGCGGGGTGAGCCACACCGGCACGATAGCAATCGCGCCAATTTCGGGTACTGATTCAAGTACCGCCCGGCAGAAATCCTCAGCCTTTTTGAACAACTCTGCGTCACACGGTAAACGGTTTGGCTGAATTGGAAGATTTGCTTCTGACTGGGTTTGCGAATCCATTCGTTTATTCTCCAAAGACATCTGGACTATATTTCATTCTGTTTGGAACGAGCCCGTCGATGAGATTGCCAATGCGTGTGGCTGCTAGGCCGTACACGACAACCCTGACGAGCGCCGCAATGATACCCCCGAAATAATCGCCTGCCAAGAGGGTCAAACCAAGATAAATTGGAATGTGGTAACTCTTGCAAAAAGGGCACATCAGCAGTTCTAGCAGGCGGCCCTTGAGCGATTCTGTCGGCGTGACGTCCTGCACGGCCTGCGCATAGGCGCGCACGGTGTCGAAGATAGAGCCTTTGTGCCAGACTTCAATGACGGCACCGGCTGCAAATACGACGGCAATAAAATCGAGGGCTGTCATTGCCGTCGCTTTTCTCCGCGACTAATTGCGTTTGCTGATGTCAGCATAACGTAGCACATAAAAAATGCAAGTAGTAGAACGCCTAGGCCCATCTGCGTCGCGGCCGCAAGGCCACCAAGCAGGATTACCCCGGATAACGATGTAAAAGTTTTATTGATATCATTGGCCATTTATTTACAATTACCGCACGGACCACTAGGCCACGGCATTGTTTTTCCTCCATCTACATATTTTCTGTTGTATAAAAATTGTGACGCCGGTAAAGGTGACTCCAGCGGTAACGTGTTCACTGGGTTATCCTGCAAGAATATTCTAGGCCCCGGACCGCGTAGTGTTGGCATATACTTGGGCATTCTGCGCTCTTGATACAGTTTGGCGTTACGTCCAATTTGCGGCATGTTGCTCTCCTTGAAGTAGCGGTATACTGCACCAGTATACTCCGCTGCTTCTTGGTCAGTCACATTTCGTTTTCGTAAACGCTCGGAACAGGTCGACAACTACTGACAGAATTATTTTCAAAATTGCGCCAATTAGCGCAAAGGTCGTGCCTACTAGATAGTTTACGCTATCTTCAAGCCACTGTAATTCTGGTTCGTCATTGTTGCCCTGCGGACGCATATCTGACCTAAACTCATAATTGCGCATATGGCACCATCTAATACACGGACACAAGGTCCGCCCGAATTAGCAGGACAAGAAATTCCAAATAGGAATATTCAAGTCCTGCTGGATGAATTGATGTCAATCGACATCAAAGATTTTAAATCCGTGCAAACGCGCATGAGTGTCATGGGCGAATTGGCCAAGCAGTTTCATTTTCCGTCCTTGGAACCTTTGTTGCCGCTCCTTTTAAATCTTAACGGGAAGCCATACACGTTACAGAACCATTACCCGTTTGCGCCCCTCATGAGATGCTTGACGCCAAAGAATCAGGTCTGGTGTACGGGTCGGCAGGTATCCAAATCGACGTCGCTAGCCGCGCACGGTGTGGTCGTGGCGAATGCAGTGCCGTTTTTTAAGACACTGTTTATTACGCCACTGTACGAGCAGATTCGTCGTTTTAGCAACAACTACGTCCGCCCCTTTATTGATCAATCGCCGGTGAAAGTATTATGGTCTGGAACCACAACAGAAAATTCAGTGCTCCAGCGATCATTTAAAAACAATTCGCTAATGTTGTTCAGTTTTGCGCTTCTCGACGCTGACCGTGTTCGTGGTGTGTCTGCAGATCGCGTGTGTATTGACGAAGTGCAAGACATGGACCCAGACCACGTGCCTATCATTCAAGAAACGATGTCGTACTCGCGCTATGGAACTAGTTATTACACCGGAACGCCAAAAACGCTAGACAATTTAATTTACGCATTTTACAAACGCTCGTCGCAAGCAGAGTGGTTTATTCCGTGTTACTCGTGTGGTCACTGGAACATTCCCTCAATTGATCATGATTTAGATAAAATGATCGGGCCGTACAACGACCATATCAGCGAGAAGTATCCGGGGACTGTGTGCGCGAAATGCCAGAAGCCAGTAAGCCCGCGTCACGGCCGGTGGGTGCATAGATATCCGGAACGTCGTTGGCAGTTTGCGGGCTACCACGTGCCGCAGATTATTTTGCCGTTGCATTTTTCAGACGCGGAAAAGTGGTCTACGCTGTTGCTTAAGCGCGAAGGCTACGGCAACATGACGCAAGCGCAGTTCTACAACGAAGTCATGGGCGAGAGCATCGACAGTGGCCAAAAACTTGTCAGCGAAACTGAACTAAAGGCTGCGTGTCTTTTGCCGTGGGAAAACAAGAAAGAACCTCTTCCTGAGTGCTTTGAAAATCTAAGTCACTATCGTCACCGCGTGCTCGCCATCGACTGGGGCGGCGGCGGTGAAGAAGGTATTAGTTTTACCGTGCTTGCTGTACTTGGTTTTCGGCACGACGGCTCGATTGACGTTCTCTGGGGCAAACGCCTGCTCATCGGCGGCGACCATTTGCAGGAAGCCGTCGAATGTATGAAATGGTCCGACAAGTTTGGTTGCGAATTTGTTGCGCACGATTACACGGGCGCCGGCACAGTTCGCGAAACGGTAATGGTACAGGCTGGTTTTAACCTTGACCGCGTTTTGGCTGTACGGCTGGTCCGGTCGGCGACGCAGGATTTAATGGTATACAAAGAACCTACGCCGATTAACCACCGCGCACACTACAGCCTAGACAAGACACGCTCGCTCTTGTACACGTGCCAAGCCATCAAACTGAAACAGATTCGGTTTTTTCAGTACGACTGGATTTCGCAGGATTCGCCCGGGATCATTTCTGACTTCCTCGCCTTAGTCGAGAACAAGACCGAGTCGCGCCTTGGTGGAGATATCTATACCATTACGCGCAATACGCTTTTAACAGACGACTTTGCGCAGGCAGTGAATATCGGCGCTGCGGCGTGTTGGCACATTAGTCAGGCGTGGCCGAACTTCGCGCAACTGGCTGGCATTAATAGAAAAGCACACGTTGCCGAGCAGGTTACAGACAACTGGGATGATTCTGATAACAGTAATCGGTTTTTCACCGGCTACTAAAAATACCGCCAGCAATAGTCCTGCAGATACTCACGCAGTTCTGCGGCGTCGCGAACAGGGCACTCTTCTACAGCCTTGATCGCGGCGTCAGCCGCGTCAAACAGCGCGCTTGCTGCCTCGTCGCAATCCATACTGCTGGCGTATAAGTCCCAGCCGTTGCCAGAATTCGGCGGTTCCGGCTTTTCCCCAGCGAGAGCGCGCATGAGAAGCCGTTGCCATACGCCGTCCGGCTCCGTGTCGCACGCGCCGTAGTCGCGATACTTCAGCGCGACGGCTTCAAAATCACGGACTGCTTGCTTGACTTTGCTAATCGCTGCTGTTGTCATTTTTGTATTGGTCACTGACTTTTTCGCCTTCGGGTGTCATTGAAAATTCAAAATCATTCCTGTCAGCATTGAACGAGCAGTCCAAGAGGCCTTTTTGGACGCCGGATGCCAGTATGTTCGACATGATACGCTCAGACAGCGCGACAAACAGTTCGCGTACGGTGTCTACTACGGCTTCTTCGGTATCGCCGCCCAGCATGAAACCTTTATGAAATGAACTGGTGCGTTCTCTTACGATCGCCTCGACTTCTTCGATCGGCAGATATTTTTCGGCGCCGGCCGGGATGCCGTCTGGAATCGGGATTGGCGAATTCCTTTTTAGCGTTTCGCCGAATAAGAACAGCGCGTGGCGTTGTATAACAGAGAGAGACGTCATCCCCATGCACATGGGGGTTTCGTCGTCTCCGTCAGATTTGTCGTCGTAATTATGGCCGGGGTCAAACACCAACAGTCCCCTTTTCTGCAAGGCGCGCTGCAGCCACGGCGGCGTCATAAGCACCGCGCGCGAGGATGCGGTCACGCACAGCATTCCGCTGCCGCTCCAGATACGTCTGGTAACTTTCGTCTGTGTTGACGATCGCCTCAGCCGACGAGAACGAGTGCGGCTTACCGGTGAACGTATTGTCGCCTGCTGCCATGATGCGGTCAATGGCGGCGACCTTGGCGGTGATACGAGAATCTTCAAGCGCCATCTCGGCTACAGTGGCGTCAGCCAGTTCGCGAGCGGCGTCGGTAATCTTACGTGCGAAATCAGTCATGTTGGTTTAAATCTTTCTGTGCTTGTAGTTCTTGTTTGGTTGGAATGCGTTTAGGAAATTTTTCTGGGTGACACAGTTGGCACGACACTGCGTTGCACCCAATATGCGTTTTGCGGTAGCGGCCCGGTTTGCAGTATTCGCCGCCGTGTGCGCGACGGGCCTCTTCTCGGCGCCGCTCAATGATGTGTTTTTCTTGATGGTATCGCCGCATAAGATTACCTCACACGTCTAGGTTTTCTGCAATCGTTTTTAGCCGCGCTAATGTGTTTGCCGACGGAGAGGCTATTTGTGCGTTGGGGGGAATCACGGCACTGTGCGGAATAAACTGCCAGCACATGACATACGCCCCGTCCTCGCCGTCCAGCGTCTCTTGGTCGCTGATTGGTGCGTCTTCGTCAAGCATAAGCGTCGGGTTGTCTACCAGACGCTCGACCGCGTTGATGTACGCCGGCCGCCACGCCGACTCGTACACGAGTGAGTCTCTTAAAACTGTTTTTGCCAGTTCGCTTCCCGGCTTGATATCTTTTAACTGCTCAAACGTTAACCGAAGCCACAGCACAGTGTCTGTTGGTTTTGGCACTATTGTTGTCCTTTAGTTTATCAAACAGACGCGCTGCATAACGCTAATTAAATATAAAGCCGGCGGCGGGAGTCGAACCCGCAACCTACTGATTACAAATCAGTTGCGCTGCCAATTGTGCCACGCCGGCTGGCTATTGTTACATGCTAGCCTCGGAGTGTTCTTTGTTCGCTCTGACTGTTCCCGCAAATCTTGCAATTTCGCGGCAGTTTTCCCACTTAACCATCTTGACAGCGTTTTCCTTATGCTGCGCTGCGCGTGTGTGTCCGGGAACTTTTGGGAAGTTCATCACGTGGATTTTCTTGCCTTCTACGATGTTTGCAGCATCTGCAATCACTACGTCCCTGTAAGCGGCCAAAAAATCCAAATCGATCTCCAAGTCGTGGGCCCAGCAGTAGAGAAAATACCGCTTATAATCCTCAAGAATTTCTGAGAATTTATTGATCGCCACAGCGACGGCGTGTGGGTTTGTGCAGTCGATACTTTCGTGGATGTTGTCCGCCCCGGGGCACGTACCCGCTACGCCCTTAAAAATACCTTCGATTGCGTGCGCGATAAAGATACCAATAGCGCGATGCGGGCGCAGTACATAATGTTTCGGCGGGTTATTCGCAACCGGCACGACCGGCGCTACCGGCGCGGCTGGCGGTGGCATGGGTTCTGCAGCCGGCGGAGCGCTTTCTGGTATAAGCATCCTAAGTGTGCTGTGGTCGTGGACTACTACCTCAGAACCGTCGGGTCGTTTAACGACAGCGAGCACGGGACCCCGCGGCTCCGGAACTGGCTGGCTGATTTTCTTGGCGCCCTTTTCGATGTTAGCCGCGCTCCAGCGGTTTTTGCTGTGGTCGAGTTCGGGGTAATTCTTTTCAAACTCGCCGCGCGTAAGGACGGCAATACCGAGATCGGTAAGCCAAAGACCGTAGCGACGCGCCGCCGTGTTTCCTCGGTGGGTTATCTCGCGCGTTTGAGAGTTCGCGAGGCCGTTGTTATACAGAAAATCGGCGGAATTCTTGTAACTACCGACCGGCCAGTTCAGGCTGTGTTGGCTTGCGGCGTTTGTCGGTGAAATAGCAACGGCACGCGATAAGTCCGCTAGCAGTTGTGCCGGCACGTAACTAGTCTGGTTGCTATGCGACGCTGCAATCACATCTGCAACAAGTTGATCAATATTGATGCTGTTCTGTTCTTCAGTGTTCTCGGTTTCGGTATTCATTGTGTTGCTTTCCTCGTCCATGAGCGTGGCTTCAGTAGTTGTTTCTAATGGAGCAGTTACGACAATATCGTCAAATGCCTTGAGGATATTTTCTATGCTAGTTTTACTTACCGGCGCGTATTGCTGTTCTTGCAGTTTTTCGATTTCTTTTGTTGCTTTAAGCGTCAAATTGAAAACGTCAGTTCTTACGGCAAAAATAACACCAGCAACAAGTAATTTTGGCAGGATGGCATCAATTGTTGCTTCTGCGGTTTTGTAGTCACACGGCATAATGTTTAAAGACCCGCAAACCCTGCCGTACAGTTCTGTTCGTTTTAGAATACCGCCGTTGCCGATTATGCCCGGCCAACTTTTAAAAGAATTTGTCTCATGCATGTATTCTGTGATAAACGTGCGCAAAATTGTCAGCGAAAACTTTTTTGTTTGCGAGTCGTGCTGCAGCAACGTTTCTTTTAGCGTTGTCATGAATATGTAATCTCTGTTTCAGATGTCTCGGGCCAGATGTATGGTAAAGTTGTCGGCTCGCGCCATCCGTAGCGCGAGTAATGCTCGAAGTTTTTACGCAGCAGGTTGCTGCGGTGGCTGGCGTGGAACTCGTCGCCGCCAAACCATGGCGGATAACGGTTTTTAAGGATTGTGGGGCGGAGGCGGTTGTACGCGAGCGCAAATTCGTCGGTTAACTTGTCTTTAAAACCGCGCGATTTCCATTCGCGACACACAACGATTGCGTATACCAGTAACGCAACCTCGTGTCCAACCCACATCAAAACGGCCGGGTGATTTCGCCACCTTGTGGGCCCCGGTTCGTGCTCGCCGATCGCGACGCCTAGGCACAGCAGAATCTGCTTGCATTCGACTCGTTGTTTTCCAAGCCGCTTGTTATCGAGACATTTTGCCGACCTTCTAAAACTTGGAAGCGGCAAAAATGTTTGCATTAGTCCTCGTCGTCTTCCTCGTACTCGTCATCGAAATCTTCTTCGTACTCCGCGTCGTCTTCGTCGTCCCAATCTTCGTCTTCTTCTTCGTCTTCTAACTCTTCGTCATCTAAGTCATCGTCGTCATCATCATCGTCGTCTTCGTCGTCATCTACGAACCAGTGCGGCGCTTGATACGAGTCGTCATCGTCTTCTTCGTCGTCTTCATCGTCGTCAACGAACTGCCATTCTTCTTCAATAAAATCATCGTCAAGGCCGTCGTCGCGGCGATTTAACTCTGCACGAAATGACAATGATTCGGTGTAGCGCATCTCAACCCGTTTCTTTGTTTATGCCGTCCTCGTTATCGTTCCAAAATTGGTGGCACCAATCTGTGTTTAACAGAATGCCGTTCATATTGTGTATTGTTTGTTCGCCCATGTAAACACCCTCTTGCTGCAGTAAATCTATTACAGCCGGCCAGTTGGGTGCGACGCTGCGCTCCATATAAAAATAACGATCGACAGCGTTCCGATTCAACCACCAATGTTCTTTTTTCTGGACGATGTAGTTCCTCGCCTGATCGCGCCGGCGGGGGTGAGGTAAAACCTGCAATTTGCCCGAAGAAAAAGCGTTTTTTAACTCCTCAAACACCGCTGTGTGCGCGTTGTCGGGGTCTCGGATAAGCGTCTCGGCGTGCGCTAGATTAAAAGTCGCGTTGTACGTGTCGAGCAACCACGCGTGCAGGGCGCGCAGGACTTGCCGGTGTACGTTTTGGTCGCGTTTAAATGTGCGGAGACGGGTAGAAAGGACGTGCTGGATAAACGCCGGAAGTACATGGCGCAAGACCGCGAAATCGTGATTTTCTCGCGGTTTTGTTGCGAGTATTGTTTGCCAACCGTATCCCGGGGCGACAGCACGAGCCGGCGAGGCCAGCCTGACGATAAGCGGGCAGTTAAAGTGCCGGGGGACGATGTTGCTCAGTATCTCATCGCCGAACGTGTTGTAAACAAGCGTGGGCCACGGGATGTCGTGCAAGAATCGGGCAAAGAAACCGCGGGCGCCGTGTTTGTGCGCTGCTGTGGCGCGCTCGACCGGGCAGCACAGCGCCTTGGTGACGGCGAGCACAGTTTTAAACTCATGGCTGCCGACTGATGTCGCTGCCGGGTCTATATTTAAGATTGGCGACACCAGTTTTTCAATAACAGCCGCGACGATATTCCAGACGTACGAGTTTTCGTGCGAGGGCGATAAAAAGTCGCGTATTGGCAGCGGGGCTACAGGTAGCGGGTCGTCAAACGTGACTGAACCAGCCCGGGGCCACGGGGGTGTATGCCGTACGTCGCCCGTGTTGGTGATTTCATAGCGGTCAAAACGAAACACCTGATTGTGCGCATCCCAGCCATATCGGGTAGATACGTTCACGATTTCTGGGGGGTGCATCTGTAGCGCAAACATATGACTGCGCGCATTCCACAACTTGTCGTAGATGACGAGTTTTTTGTGCGGCGCAAGAACGGCGTCACTGTAGGCCAGTAAACCCATTTCTTCTATTTTGCTGGCTGTGTCGCTGAACGTGTACGTGTCACCGGCTGGCGTGGCGATTGTTCCGGCGTAGACCTTTTCGCCGTTGTCAGCCTGTATGACTTTCGTGATACGCGGGCACACGTTAATAATCGGTCGGCCGATGTGGTTCCACCAACTGTTGTCGCGTTCGACAATAAGCCATTTGCGGTGTGGCGCTGCGGGGGCTGACGCTAACTCGGCCAGCACCCGCTCTGCAAAGCCAGCGGAAAACGAATGCTCTAACTTATTGAGGCACGCGCTGAGTTTGTCGTGCGGTACAGATAGTTTTTCGGCGAACGAGCGCGCGTTGATTTCATCGGCCGCCAAGAGCGTTGTTTTTAGGCTTTCTTGCCATGTTCTTGTTTGCACGCGGATTGAGGCCAGATTCGCGACCGCGGTCGGCTGTTTTGGCTGTACGACCGACACGTAGCCGCGGGCGTTGCAGGCTCGGCTAATCAATCCGGGCGACATGGTCGGCGCATGGAATATTCGTGACGCGTTGTTAAACGACGCCCAACTTGCGCCATAACTTTCCGCTTCTGGCCCGCTGTAACTGACGAGCAACGGCAAAAACGTTGACGCGCGTCCAACGTATTTTGCTTGTGTGCGTAAAGACCAGTGTAGGTCTTCAGATATAAATTGATGCCCCCGAAACTGTTCTGCTGGCTGTCCGATTAACGTATTGAGCATGAAGTATCCGGCTTCTGGTCGGTACTGCTTGAAGCCGCTAATCGGGATGAAGTTTTGCCGCAGTTCAAACGCCTCGTTGTACTGGGCTATTAAAAAACCAGTGAGCCTGTATGGCAGGTCGTAGAACGGATACACAATTGCCGCGCCGTCTTCTCGGGAGCGTAACGGACGTGCGCGCCCAAGGGCTGAGCACAGGCTTGTGATCTGATCTGGATGCGCAACGCCGACCAACCCAAAACACTCGGCAACTTCATGGCGTAAACCGAATTCCCGAAGACGGCAGGCTATTACGTCGTCGCTATGGTTCCAGATTTGGCTTTCTGCGTCAGCCCAGAACCTTTCGGCTTCGTTTAATTTAGCGGAAAAGCGCACGTATTCCGCGGTTGGCCGCTCGTTCCCTTGTGGCGATATAGCGCCGAGATCGCTGAATTTTTCGATCGTATCTGGTAAACTTGTATTCCAGATTTGCGCGCCAAACGTTATGATATCCCCATGCGCTTTACAGGCGTTGCAGAATAGCCATACCCCGTTTGTAATTACATCGTCAAATAGGTACAGGTCGTTTTGCCGGCAAAATGGACAAGTGGTCGTCACCGGGAAATTCGGTTTTTCCAGTTCGACCCCGATCGCCGACAAAGCGTTTAAATAGTTTTGTCGGCCAACTAGTGAGGCAGGAAAACCCATGACACAAGTTCCATTAGACCAGAATCAAGATACTAACCAGCGCGAAACGCACCGCCTGACGACACTGTTCCCGAGCCCTGAGTTTGTTAAGAACGCAGCGCACGAGCGCACGCACGGCACCGACCGGCTGCCGCGCCATGTTTACGCCGACCAACAGAATAAACTGTATCCGTGCCACACTGCCCCTGCAACATGGCTCTCTGCGCTTTTCTTCGCGGACAAGCAGGCTAATTTTAACGAAAAGACTTCGGCAGCGATTCGTGAACGGTTGCACTCGGCGGCGAAGTATTTCGGCATTCTTAATTTAGTCACGGAACTTGAAGAGAAGGTGGCGGCTTCTGGGACGGTCGACATCAACGCGCTTCCCGACAGTTCGTTCGCCGTCGTATGGGTTGGCGAGAACGGCACGAAGGAGCGTCACTGGCCGCTGCGCAACGAGACGGAAGTCAAATTCGCTGCTGCGGCGTTCGGCAAATACCGTGACGAGTTTGTATACGAAGATCGCCGGAAGATCGCCGAAAAGATTCTTGAGAAGTCCGCTGAGTTTAACGCCGACGTCAGTGAGCAGGCCCACAATTTATCTTTAACTGCCGGACAGGGTGCCTGTGCCGCCACGGTCGCCAGCGACATGCTGCGGAAGCGTGCTGGTCTCGTGGCGCGTTCGAATACTGCCGCGTCGGCTGAGTTGCTCAAGTTGGCGGAAATTGTTGACGCCAACCCGGAGAACGCCCGGACGCAGGAGACGCGGATCAAACTGGCGGCCGTGGTGGACGAGTTTGACCGTGAGAACCGCCTGAACCGGTTGTACGACGCCGGTGGCCTGCCGCGCGCCGAAGAAGTCCTGTTCGCTGTCACCGAGAAGGTCGCGCGCGATTTCATGACCGAGAACGTGGAAACCACGACCGGCAATGTGTACGCACTCGACGATCTTGAAAAAATCGCCGTGGACGAGATTCGCAATTGGATGGGCGACGACTTTACT